CAATACTACTCCTGATCCAGCATATGAATATGGTATTTATTTAGGAGCCTCAATTGTAAAATTTATATCTATTGGTAATGTTTTGGAAGGAACAGCAGATAAAATTTTTAGAACGACAACAAATACTTTTATTTTTGATGACTCAAATACAGCTTGTTATATTCCAAATTCAAAATTTGGATTGAGAGAAACTTCTGGAGGAATAGAATTAAAATTAACTTCACCAACTGGTGAAAAATCTTCAATTATTTTAGGTGATATAGCAGTTGAAGCGCAAGCAGGATTTTATTATGATCCAGTAACACAAAGATTGACATTTAATGGATTTGGTAATTCTGAAAGATTGCAACTTAAAAAACAAGGCCAATTAAAATTCTCAACATTAACAAGTGATCCAACTTTAGATGTTTCGGCAGGTGATGTATATTATAATACAACATCAAATAAACTTAAAGTTTATAATGGAACAAGTTGGATTGACTTACACTAAATAATATGACAACTGAACAAGCCAAAGAAATTCTTGCTAAAAACAAGGTGACTAAAAAAGAATACGAGAAGGCTAAAAAAGAAGGTCGCATTACGAGATACTAATTATGAGCGCAAACATTAAAGCATCCGAAACACAGGCAATCATCGGCGTAGGTGGCGTTGACCAAATGACTGTGAGTAATGCTGGCGTTGTGACGGCAAACAGCTTTGTAGGGAATGTAACTGGAGCAGGAACATTCTCTGGTAACGCATCAAGTGCTACCGCTCTTGCAACTGGATCGAATACGGCAAGGACATTGGAAAATAGGTTTGCCGATGCTGCAAATGTAAAGGACTTCGGGGCTATTGGTGATGGGATTGTAAATGATATTGCAGCGTTTGTTGCGGCATCCGATACAGGAAAACAAGTTTTAGTTCCAGACGGAACTTATACGATTACAGTTTCAAATCAAACGCAAGCAACATCAATAATGGCGATGATGGAGAGGTTGCATTTGTTTTGCACATTTCTCACTATTAACTTCAATGCTGGAGTTTATACATTCGCAAACAGAACAACTTTCAATGTAACCAATGGTGAAAAACTTAAAATAAACGGGGCTGCTCCTACAGTTTTAAGTTTTACTTCTGTTTCAGTAGCCTCGACAGGGGCAGGAAATCACGATGTAACATATACAGTTGCTGATGCAAGTTCCGTAAATACAAATGACTTTATTCTGATACGCCCAGCAACATCTGCTGGAATAATTGCTGGGGATTTTACAGGTGCGCTTGGTGGTGTCTGGAAGGTAACAAGTAAGAACGGGAATAATATTATAGTAAAAAATACATCTCCAAAAGCGTCTCTTACCGGAGCTACAATATCTTGCCCGACTGGAGGCGTGAGATTTGTTAAAATGAATACTGTATTTAATTACAATACACCAGACAGCATTGGTTTATATGTAAAAACAAAATTAGGAACTGACTCTGGAAATACAAGTTCAATTGGAAATGTAGTTATATCTGGAGGATGGACACCCGGAGCATCTACATCAAGCAATGCTGGAGTTTATTTGGAATACGGAGCAAGCATTTCTTGTGTTTCTGAATTTGGAGTTCATGGATTTAGTGGAAATGGAATATATTCATTATATGCAGGAATACTTAATGCTACAAATGTTTGTGCATCTGCCAACGGAACAAATGGATTTTATGCGTTAAATGGTTCTGTATTTCAATTAGTAAGAGCGCAAGCTACGGGCAATGGTTCGACTGGAATAGTCTCATCTTCCAACTCAACTGTTGCTGCAAGCCAATCTGCATCAAGCGGAAATACCACAGGATTCTTTGCTTCAGACGGAAGTTCAATTGTATGCAATTATGGAGATGCAAGATTTAATGACAGATATGGATTTACATCAAGAGCCAATAGTTCCATAGATGCACTTGGGGGTAGAAGCGTAAGCAATGCTGAAGGAGTTCATGCAATTCAAACTTCAATCATTGATTTTACTTCTGGAAGTTCAACAAGTAATTCAACTGCGGACTTTATTGAGGATGAAGCAATATCTAAAATATATGGCGCAGTAAAACCAACTGGAGCAAGAGCGCAAAAATCTCACCCTTTTGGAACAATATTAGCAAATACAATAGCAAAAACAACAATTACTGTTCCGGGCGTTGCGGAGGGAGATGTTGTTGCGGTAGGATGGAATGGAGACGATGTCGATGGATTAATAATTTCAGCAAGAGCAAGTGCTACTAATACAATAACAATATATGCAGCAAACATTACAACTGGAAGCATAAGTGTTTTAAATAGAACATATTATGTTGCAATTTTAGAAAGATAAAAATATGGCATTAGAAAAAACAACAAATACAAATATTGGGCTTCAAGCTCATCAGGCATACCATCGCGTTGAGACTCTTTATGTCACAACCAAAAACAAAATGGATTTCTTCATTAGATCGTATGCCAACAAAGACCAGCAAAACTGGTTTGCAGAAAAGCAATATGAATCTGAATACGACATTAATGGGGAAAATCCAATTCGCCAAGCATATCTTTTCCTAAAAGCTCAAGATGAATGGAAAGATGCGATTGACGCATAATAAAACAAAATTATGAGTAACTGCATCCCATGCCCGCCCTGTGAAGGAGACGAACCACTCGTCTGTGAACCATCATTCATTAGAAAATCCTTTTAAAGAAAACTAATATGCCATACGAACCATCACCCAAAAACCTTCCTGAAGGTTTTATCGATCTTGGAGAGAAAACAAAGCCGATTGAACTTGGTGGAATGGATTCTGAAACAGAATACCATTATCCATCGTTGTTTTTCACAGATGCAAAAGGACTAAAAAATCTTCCTAAAGAAGGAACAGCAACCGTCTATTTCAAAAAGGTTATGGAACGCGAGGAATCGACTACTCGCGATGGCAAAACAGAGAATCGCCATAGCGTTGAACTATGTATCTGCGGAATTAAGCCTAATGGCGAATCGCAGGAGATGGAAGAAGAAGAGGATGACGAAGACGAAATCGAAAATGGTCTTGCGGAAGCCGAAAAAGGAACGAAAGTTGAAATCGAAATAGAAGCCTAAATTATGAAACAACCACCCATGACAGCACCACCAATGCCATCTCCTGCTATGCCTGAAGGTGGAGATGTTAACATCAGCATTCCAAAATCAGATTTTGACGAAATCTATGGGATGCTTACGCAACTTGTTTCCGTTTTGGATAGGTTTAAATCTGAAATAGACGCAGAGGAGGCTGCGGTTGAGTCCGAAATGCCTGCCGAAACTGCAATGCCCACCGAGGATGCGGATCTTGCTGCTTTTGCCGCAGAACTCAACCAGCGACCCGTTTAATGTTCGTATCCCAGATATTTGAAGAATGCGCCGAAATTTTAGGAACCAGTAGTTCAGAGAAAGTTTTCCGTAAAATTTCGCAGGCAGTCCAGACGCTAATGGAATCTGGGCATTGGGCGCATAGCACCGCAGAGGTGGATGTCTGCACGGGATGGGATGGCATGAGCCTGACCCTTCCAAGGGGCGTTGATGTGCCTCTGGCGATCAATACCGATGGTTCTCCTCTATACTTTCGCAATCGTCTTTTCCAATACCATGTGAACAAAGGTGGACGATTTAATCCCGTGGAGTGGGCGTGGGATGATCGGGGATTTACCGCAACTCTGATGCAGATCATTCAGCCTGCACAATTGGTTGCTGTTGCCGAAGTGGAAAATGATGTAGGAAAGCAAATTCGGGTTCTTGGAACCAACAAAAACAACATCCCGTTGCGTTCGCAGCTTGAAGATGGAACTGGGGTCGATGGAATGCTGGTTCCAATCCACAGCACAAAAGATTTCCCATATGGCATCGTGCTTCCAGACAACATTTCCGTAGAGACTCGCAAAGCATCTATTACTCCGATCAATAAGTTTACCACCACTACAGCACATCAGATGGATTCTGGGCAGGGTGTGAATCTACAAAATATCTCTGGGACGATTCCAGTTCCATTGAGCAACGGGCAAGTTTACTATATCGGAGTTATCGATGCTTTCACCATCCAGCTATTCAACGATCAAAACAATGCAAAGGCAGGCGAATATCCTCTGGCGTTGCAAAGCATAGTCAACGCTGGACAACTCCGCATTCGCGACAGCAAGCCTTCCAGCGTGGTTACTGCGCTGGACCTAACCACAGCACCCACCATTGGGATCGGAACGGCAAACCCTGTTGTATTCCCGACACAAGCGTTGCCAATTCCTCTGGTCGAAAAAGTAACCTATTTTGCGAATTTGATTGATCCAACGCATCTGCAAATTTTTGAATCTATTGCTGATGCCCAGAATAACATCAATCCTGTTTACACCACAGGAAGCACAAACCCAATTCAGATTGATATTCGCAAAGAAATAACGCCAGAAACGAAACTAACATTTTCTTTAGAGCATTATTTCCAAGATGGGGACATGGTTCAGGCATTTACCGCAGGAGGAACATTGCCGACTCCATTGATTGCGAATCAAAACTATTTTGTTAATGTCATAGATGCATTTGCAGTCACTTTGCATACATCGCAAGCAGATGCCGCCAATTCAAGCTCCACGAACCCAGTCAATCCGATTGTTATTACTGATTCTGGAAGCGGAACAAATTATCTCGTAAAGCTAATTGCTTCTTCTTTTCGGGCTGGGGAAACATCACAGATTACTGCTCCAAATCTTCAGATTCCTGCTCCCGTGGGTGCTGGAGCGCAATTTCAGGCAGTAGTTACAGGTTCTATTCGGGTTGTTCAAGTCAACGCCCAAGGGGCAGGATATTTGACTGTTCCACAAGTTACATTTTCACCTCCTCCTGAACCACCAGTAGGTTCAAATCAGCAAGCAGAAACTGCAACAGGATACGCAATAATAAATACAATCTCAAAAAAAGTTGAACAGATTATTGTAACTAATGCTGGTCTTGGCTATGTAACACCTCCAGCAATAACTATTGATGCTCCAACAGCAACAAATATCGTTGCTACAATTTCCAACCTTACATTTTCAGGGAATATTGCGACTGTTACCACTTCTGCTCCTCACGGTTTTGAAACAAGTCAGACTGTTACAATCGCTGGAGTTACAAGCACCCCAGCAAATGTTTTTAACAAAGCAACGACCATTGTAAAAACAAGTGATACGGAATTCACTTATACAATTGTGGGAACTCCCGTTCCAACTGGTGTAACATTTGCTGGTGCTACTGCGACATATAATCCAAATCCGCAACAGGCAACTGCCACCGCAACAATTGAAACATCTTTTGTTTCATACTTCACAAAAATATCAGGAGGGTTGGGATACACACAAGCACCACAGGTTCAAATAACTGGTGGAGGTGGTTCTGGGGCAACGGCACAAGCTGTTGTGAATACAAACACATATACGAATGTATCAATAACAAGAAGTGGTTCTGTGGCAACAGCAACAACTTCGATTCCGCACGGGTTTATTGAAGGGCAAACCGTAACTATTTCTGGTTCTCCAGAACCAGCATACAACGGAAATAAAACCATTACGAGTGTTCCAATGTCCTCACAGAGCATTCAAACTCTTACACGATCTGGAACAACTGTAACTGCGACATTTGCATCTCCACACAGTTTCAACACAGGGCAAATTGTTACAATTTCAGGAGTAACACCAGTAGCTTATAATGGCAATTATGTAGTATCAGTTCTAAATTCAAATTCTTTTACTTATCAAATAGCAACAAGCCCAGCGGTAGTTACAGTTCTTGGAACGGCATCAGTTCCAAATCCGACAGGAACAACATTTACATTTTCTGTGGCAGGAACCCCAGCTAACATTACAGGTGCATCTGTTTTTTCTGGAGAAGTAACGGCATTGAATCTTATTACTTCAGGGACTGGATACACATCAGCACCGACAGTCGTTATTACCCCGTCTACGGGAGTATTTATTGAGTTTTCCAGCACGGGAACACTTCCTTCTCCGCTTGTCGCTGGAACAGCATATCGTGCGGAAGCACCATTGGAAACCAGCACGGGAACATTCACAGTTCGCAACGCAGATTTTTCAAAGGTTAACATTACTGGCGGTGGCAGCGGAACATTCTACACAGTTTTGAGTCGTTCTTTTGGGGTTAATTTCACAAACAGATGGTTAGGAGATTTTTCGAGCCTCGCAACAGGACAAACCATATATTTCGGCACAGATTTTGTGCTACCAACAACGAGTCCTGTAATAGACAATGGTGTAACACCATTTTATTTGAATGTAATATCTTCAAAAACTGCTACAATTTACAATTCTCTTGCAAATGCAAATGCAGGAGGAACAACAGGCAGAATCAATGTTGTTGCATTTGGAGTTGGACAAACTTATTACGGAATTCGTTTCAATGCAAAACCTGAACCATATCAAAATCTCATTGAACCAGAAAATACACTCTATATTCAGGAGGATGAAATTGTAAGATTTAGCACTTCTGGAACACTCCCATCTCCTCTGGTTGCAGGAACGGATTATAAGGTAAAAGTATTTGGAGATAATGTTAGGGTTTACACGACAGCAGGAGTTCTTGTGCCGATTACGACTCCCGGCGTTGGTCAATTGTCATTGGACATTGAGCGCATTATTCAGCCACAAGCCTCAACCTCTATTTTTGCCGAGAATAGCGTATATGAAACAGGACAAGCACTAACTGCCAGACCTTCAAATGGAGACACGCTGCCGACAGGACTTGTTGCGGGAACCACCTATTATGTAAGACGAGTTAACCAGAACGAATTTGAGCTTTATGATACACAGGTAAACGCTCAAAATCTTGCCAGCACAGCGGGCAGGATTTCATACACGACTTCTGGTTCTACTGCTGAATCAACATTCTTTTTGGACGCTATCGATGATGCGATTTTTGTAAAAACAATTTCCCAAATCGAAAAACCTATTACGAGTGGATATGTCAGTCTTTATGCTTGGGATTATGGTCGCACAAATGACATGACCCTGATAGGTTATTACCATCCTTCAGAGGTCAACCCGCAGTATCGCAGAATTCGTCTTGGGAAAAACTGCGCTTGGGCGCGAATTGCTTATCGTGTTACTCCACCATTCATCACCAGCAAATATGATTACATTCCGATTGAGCATGAACGGGCAATTATTGCGGCAATCCATGCCGTTGACATGGAAGATAAGGATTTTGCGGACCAAAGCGCAAGGTATTGGCAGATTGCTTTGGCATATCTCAAGAACCAACAGGAATATATTGATGGTCACGCAATGACCCCGCCGCAGATCAATAATATCACCTATGGTGACGGGACTGATGTAGTTATTTTCTAATGAAATCGGAAGCACTAACGACTGGCAGAGTTGTTAAAGTGACCTCTGGGTGGTTTGCTGGCGTTAACTCTGTTCGCAATCCTTGGGCATTAGCCGAAAATCAATTCAAGTGGGGTGTAAATATCCAAGTGCGAGGAGGTATAGCACAAACTCGTCCCGGCTATGCCATGCGACTGTCATTGCCTCCCGGCAACTTTCAAGGAGGCATTTTCTTTGCGGCAAATAAACAAAAAGAATCTGCATCAGTTCAAATCGTAGATGGAAACGAAATAACGACTGCGGCGAAAATCTTTGATGTAGATGGAAACGGGGTTATCGCCAATGAAATTCCTTACATGGTTTTTGCTGTGGACGGGAATGTTTACTGGTCACCATTTCCTTTGACGCAGCCGAAGAATTGGAGCGATTACAAGCTATCTGGGATTAAACTGAATCCAAATGTTGATCAGTTTGTTTTCACTTTAGCAACGCAGACTGCAAACCTCTCTACTGGTAAAGATGAAATTGTCACACCATCACACCGAATGGTTTTCATCCAAGACGGCATATCCGCTCCTGCCTATTGGGATGGGAGCAATCGCACAGGAACACAAAGCAGGGACATTCCAACGGGCTATTGGATGGCATTTAGCGGGAATAGACTCTGGGTGGCAGATAAAAACATAGTGCTTGCGAGTGATCTTGGTGATCCTACAAGTTGGAATGAACGAAAATCAGGAGCGGGACGAGGAGATTTTCTGTTTTCAAGACCTGTAACTGGATTGGTTAGCTATGTCGGTCAGGATACCAGCACCCGACTGATTGTTTTCACAGATAGATCAACATTTTCATTAGCCTCTGGTGTTCTTGATCGTGCTGCGTGGACATCAACGCCAAACTTTCAAAATACGCTTTACCCAACAGTTGGGTGTGTTGCTGGAAAATCCATTGCTTTTCAAGCGGGGCAAATGTGGTGGTATTCGCAGGGGGGTCTTGTTGCGGCGGATGTGGCGGCAGCTTCATATTTGTCTTCACAGGTGCTTTACAAAGATGTGGAGATGGCAAGAACGAAGCGATATATGGCTGGAGATAATACAAAAATCTGCGCCACATCGTTTGAAAACTATTTGCTGCTGTCTGTTCCCTATTTAGAGAAATTGAACTCTGAAACAATGGTTCTCGACTATGCCGCAGCGTCCGAATGGGCGCAGACAAGGACTCCTGCATGGTCTGGCGTGTGGACGGGGACTCGACCCGTAGAGTGGACTACAGGCACCGTGGAAGGGCAGCAGAGGTGTTTCCATTTTAGCGTCGATTATGCTGCTACTGCGGATGGAAGCTACAACCATTTGTGGGAGGCTTTTGTTCCAGAACGAATCGATTCATGGTTGGAAATTCAGGCGGATGGGACAACGGAAAAAAAATACAACCGCATTTATTCTCAATTTGAAACCGCTCGCCTTGGTGATACGATGGATCTAAAACAATTCATATTTGCAGAAATCGATGCAATGGAAGTAGGGGGAGAGACTGATGTGCGAGTGTCGTTTCGAGGAGGAAAGGGTAAATACAAAGAAGTTTTGAAACAAAAACTTTTGGCAGTCACCCAAGAATGGCAATATAAAGACACCCCGTATCAAGACGAGATCGAAAATCTTGGTTTTTTGAATGGTCAATATCGCAGGCTCATAACGGAATCATCGCAGCGTAGTGCCGATTACGAAACCTGTGAGAATAAATACACAATCGATATTGATAAAGCTTTTTCGGTTCTTGTAGAATGGTGCGGACAGCTTGGTGTTGAAACTGTCCGAGTTTACATGGATCCTTATCCTGAAAAATCTCTTGGGATACCACAAAAAGACGAGACAAGCTATTGTGTCGTTGGTCAAAATGGGCAAAACTTTACTATTCCACAATTGCCAGATCGATATGGATCACAAGATGAGCAGAAATCTTGGTTTGCCAAAGTGTTCCGAACTGTTAATCTTCCATGCCCAGCCTCTGGACCTACTGTATCTGCAACTGCCTCCGCATCGTATTTGAGTTTCATTTCATACGACCATGCTGAAGAAGAAGCTGGAATTCTTGCCGAACAAGCCGCAAACGCAGCGGCACAAGAATATCGTTCTCAAAACCCTTGCTCATAGCCATGCCTCGCATATCAACAGCATCCGAACCCGTGACTGAATTTCCATACAAATTCATCATGCCGTTTTCCGATGACGCAATCGTTCCTCTATACAGTTCGATCAATTTTGTTTCATCTACACAAACTGAATGTTTGCCTTGCGTTGTGTGCGGAAATATTGTAAACCGCAGAGATGCCATTAGCGAACAAGCCTCCAGATACAAAGATTATGTTCCTAATGAGTTTTCAATCAATAATGTTAAAGTTGGAACTATATGATAGATAAAAAAATAGATTACAAGGTTATTCCAAAAGATTCAGGAGAATTTCTTGAACTGGTGGACTTCGCAGAAGAATTCGATCACAAGGTTGTAGATCATCCACAGGTAAATGTCATCGGGCATTACAAAAATGGGAAGTTGTTTGGCTATTCCGACCATGTTTTTGTTCCTGTTATTTACCCTGCATTCCATCCAGCGCACACAACTCCACGGGATGTGATGCAATGTATGCACGATCTGCGAGTATTTGCTCAAGTTTCTGGGACAGCAGGATATATTGGTGTTCCAATTCAAGAAGATCGCAAAACTTTTACAAACGACATCATGGATAAATTAGGTTTGATCAGAACACGACGAGAAATCTACGCACTATAGGAGAATAATATGGGAGGAAGCATACCAGCAGGGGTTAGTTACAGCAAAGCGGCAATGTTGCCGCCGCCCAACCCTCAATTCACATACAATGCATTGAAAGCATCGACACAGTTGGGTGCTGGAGGCATGGAAAGTTCTCGCAAAAACCTCCAACTTGCTGCTGCTACTCCTCCGCAGATGTTGGAATACAATGCTCCAAAGATTTCACAACAAGCATATGAGTTTGGGCTGCAAAATGTGGCGAGATCACGGGAAGGCGAGCAAATGCTGGATCCTGCTCTTGCCAGAATGCGTCTTGGGTTGAGCGAACGAGTCGAACAAGCCACCAGCAAAGATGAATTCAAAAGTTTCATGGATCGATGGGCGAAAGAACGAGGCATTTCATCAATTGCTGCTTCTGGGATTGACCCAGCAAGCACCGTAGGCAGATCGGCTATATATGACGAGGGGACAGAGGCTGGGCATAAATTCAAACTGGATAGCCTTGCTGCACTACAGGGTTATGTAAGCGGCACTCCCGCGCCTGCTGGTGGCATTGATCCGGGGTCGTTGATAAGCGGACAAGAAGCAGCAAAAGCTGCGAATGTTGGGCAGATGAACCAATTCCAGCAACAGCAAATGTCGAATGCGTTCGGTCTTAACCAAGACTACATGAATTGGATTAATAAAATGATGGGAGAAACAATTTCTGGAACTCAAGCCGAGCAACAGAATTTGAGAAATTATCAAGAAATGATGATTAATGACATGATTGAAAAAATCAACGCAGAAAATTTGGCAAAAGGAATGGCAAAACAGGGAGAACAACAGATGACTGGGCAGTTAGTTGGTGCTGGACTTGGTGCTGCTGGTCTAATTGCAGCAGTATTTATTTAATATATGCAAGAACTAATAAATAAAACCGTAGAACACATTAAACTGTGGCATGAACGCTATCCACGAAGCGTTGTATTTTGGTCTGGAGGCAAAGACTCCACCGCAATGTTGCATTTGATAAAATTTAAAGCGGGGCTGGATCTTCCCATTGTTCAATTTCGAGAACCAAAATTTCGCGAGCGTTATGAATATTCTGACAAATTGATCAAAGATTGGAATCTTACGGTGTATGATTATCCACCAATAAAAATGGCAATCTCTGATGGTCCCGATGTGAACACGGGTGACACACGATTTGATTTGTTAAAATATTTCCAATGGGGAAGCAAATGTGTTGTTATGTCGTTAGGCACAGAACGACCCAAAGAAAATGAAAAGTATCTTTGTGCCGTTGATGAATTCTTTCTGCGACCAACAGGAACATTTAATTTTATCTGGGGTGCTGTTTACATTGGCAGCAAAAATTCAGATACAGATTTGATCAAAGGTCAGGTTGCTGTGACCACCCATGTCAGGTACGCTGAAGGCTCTCCAGTCAGTTTGTATCCCATGCGAGACTGGACTGACGAAAACATTTACCAATATCTTGAAGATAACAATGTCGAGGCAGACCCGACCCGCTATGTAAAAACTCTACTTGGATGGGAGAACAATCCCGACAAAAGCAAAAACGCAGATTTTATTCCTGTGTGTGTTAATTGCGTAGACCGACACGGTGATAAATATGTTGATTGTCCAAAACTAAAAGCGAAGATTTCTAATATTAGTCATACTGTTCCTTACGAAGATATAGTTATTGAAGATCTTGGATTTAAACCTGTTGATTGGTCAAAAAGCAAAGTATGTTCGACTGTAAAGCCTGCGGAGCGTGTTGCAGTTACAAATGGTCATGGGCAGTTCTCAAGCGAGACAGGTCCGATGCGACAAACATACCCGAATGGATGCAAAGAAAAGACTACCCATTGATGAAAACTGAAAACAACAGATGTGTTGCTTTGGAAGGAGAGGTTGGGGCTTCTGTTAGGTGTTCTGTTTATAATTGCAGACCTACTTCATGCAGAAAATTTGTAGTTGGTTCTGAACTGTGCTTGGAAGCACGAAAAGCGAAAGGAATTAAATAATATGGGCGGATTATTTGGTGGTGGACAAAGTGCATCTGCGTATCAACCTTATGATTTTTCAAAGGTTCAGGCAATGATGCAGAATCAACAAAACCCCATGTTGAATGACATGATATCTCAAAATGAAGTTATGAAGCAAAATTTATCGAATCAAAAAATGCAAAATTTTCAGGCTCAATCTGAACAAGCAAATAAATTTATTGTTCCGAATGTTCAAGGATTAAACTTTTAACAAATTATATGGGTGGCAAAAATTCATTTATGAACAAAATGAATCCTTTCGCAAAGGAATCATTTCATTGGCAGATCAATCCAATCAGGATGCTTGGAAAAGCGGGATTTGAAACCCCCGGCTACCGCATGATTGAAAAAGGAGAACCATTTGGAACTGCATTTATTAAATCTGGAACTCCCGCACAAAGGGCATTTCGTGGTTGGATACGAGGAGACACAAATCAACCACAGCAATCCACATATCAACCGATTGATTATTCTGGAATTAGAGCAGCAATGTTAAATCAACAGAATCCAAGTTTGCAGTCACAAACAACAAAACCAAATCAGTTCAATCTTCCCAATACTGGTGGGTTGACATTCAATCAAAACAAACTATAGAAAAAACACTACTATGGGTGGAGGTTATTCTGGTCCCTCGGACTCTCAAATAAGAATGCAACAACAGCACGAAGCTGCGATGATGCAATTGCAAATGGAAATGATGAATCAGCAAATGGCACAGCAGGAATCATTGCTGAAATATCAAATGGATCAAGCTGAAAGGCAAAGGCTTGCTGGAGAAGAAGCCGCACGACAAGCCGCCATTCAATCACAGTCAACTGTTGCACAACAAGCCGCGCAAGCGAATCAACAACAGTTGGCGCAATCTCTGATGGGTGCAGAGGCAATCCAAGGTTTGCAAGATCAAAACATTTTGCAAGGCTATCAAGAAGCGTTGACTGCTGGTGGTGAACAAATGACTGGTGGTTACGATATGCAAAAAGCAAGAGAATCAGCATTGGCTAACTTGGGTGCTGCTTCTTCTACGCTTCCTGCAACCTATGCGAACCTTGTTGCCAATCCAGCGTTAGTTAATCCAGCCGCAACGACTGCGGGGGAACGAAAAGCTGCCAACTTGTTTAACACGCCTTCGACTGTTGGACTGACTTTTGGAGGGTCTTAATTTATGGGCGGAAGAACTCCTTTACAAAGATTGTTAGGTGTTGGTGGCGGTGACGGAAATAGAGGTGGCGGCGGTGGTGGTGACAATAGTTCTGCCCAGTATGCTGCGTTGCAACAACAGACTGCCAAACAACAAGCAGACTATCAAAAAATGCTACAACAACAGCAGGAACAGGCGGCACTACAACAACACCAAAGTGCGCTACAAGCTGGATTTGCCAATCAACAAGCACAAGCACAGGCACAATCTAATTATGCCCAAACAATGGCAAACGCACCCATAAATGCACAACCGCAAACTGCTGGTTATACTGGTAGCGGAATTGCGCCTGCTGCAACAGCAAGCGGATTTGGAGCGCAAACAAAAACGCAAGCCGCGCAAGGTGCTGGTGCTGCTCCAATGCAAACAGCACCACCAGCAACAGCAATAGCTGCTGCCGTAAACGCTGGTCAAGGAGGAACAAATCAAACTGTAAACAGAAATTTCCTGCCACCAGATATGACAGGACTAACATTCGGAGGATCTTAATGTGGAAATTATACACACAATCGTAAACGCAATCAACGCAGACAATTCTGTTCTGGAATTTTTTAGCAAACATCCACAAGTATTTGTTTTGGGATTTCTTGGCAATGTGGTAAAAGCTGTTAGTAATTTTGTAAAAGCACCTATCAGAGCTATTACTGGCGGCGGCGGCGGCGGCGGTGGCGGCGGTGGCGGCGGTGGCGGCGGGGGCGGCAATAATAACGCGCAAATAAAAGCACTTCAAGATTCCATCGCTACTGATCGGGCAGCATTTGAAAAAAGATGGGAAGCGATGATTGCAGAATCAGATCGCAAGCAAAGAGAAAATCTTATAAGTCAAGAATCAGCAAGAATACAAGCTGCCGCCGATGCACAATCTGCCGCAGCGAGAAATGAAGCACTACAAAATCAAACCACAATTGGCGAAAAGCAACAATCTGAATCGCAGAAATCCAACAATGAAATAGCCGCAGCGGCAGGCTATGCCCCCAGCGGATTTACTGCTAAAAAGAAAGTTGCTCCTGACCAGAGAGGTTATGTTCCTACATATGGAGAAAATGTAATTCCTGCTGCTGCCATGTTAAACGAAGAGCAAGGTGGGTCTGGTGCCGCACAGAATCGATTTGTTTTGCCTGATACAAGCAAAATTCAATTTGGAGGACTCTGATGTCTGGCTACCAGTTTACCTACACTCCGCGACAAGCGTCGATGTCTTTGGCATCATTGACTCCTCTTGCTTTCGATGAGGGAATCCGATTTTCTCCCAACTATTCATTCAGCATT